ACATCTCTTCAAGGACATAGTGGTTACTATAAAGAGGATGGTACACCGATAGGTACTCCAGGTAAACGTAATAAACGTTCTGTGTGGATAATTTCAACAAAACCATTTTCTGGTGCTCATTTTGCCACATTTCCTCCTGATTTAATTAAACCATGTATACTTGCTGGATGTCCAGAAAATGGAATTGTATTAGATCCATTTTTTGGTTCTGGTACTACAGGATATGTATCTCAAATGTTAAACAGAAGATGGATTGGAATAGATTTAAATAAAGATTATTGTGATATAGCAAGTGATAGATTACAAATATGTTCTTTTAAAGAATTAGAGGAGGAATTGAAGAATGATTAATTTTAATGAATATCAAGAAGCATGTAAGGAAACCGCAATATATTTAAATAAAGTAAAGGAAAAGTATCCAGAATTACCTGAAGAAATAGTTAAGATACTTGGTGTTTCATATGTTGGACTAGGACTTGGTGAGTCTGGTGAAGTACAAGGTAAAATTAAAAAGATCATCCGTGATGCTGGTGGAATTATTACCGATGAAGTTAAAGAGAATATTAAAAAAGAACTTGGTGATTGTTTATGGTATGTTGCTGGCATTTGTACAGAATTGGGAATTTCGATGAATGAAGTTGCTGAATCTAATATTACTAAACTTCTTGACAGAAAGAAGAGAGATGTCTTAGGTGGGAGCGGAGATAATAGATAAAATGTATTGACAAATTAGTATGTGAATTATTGAACCAAGACATGAATTATTTTTCATCCATGATAAGCAAGCCAAAAATTGGTGAATTCATTTGGATTTCTGGCCAAGAGAACACAGATGAAGAAAAAGCTCAAAAATTCTTGAAATTAATTAGAGAGGTTTAATGAAACAGTTTAACAGAGATGGAACAAAAACAAGTTCTTTTGGAACAAATGGACGAATAAACCATGATTCTACAAAATTTTATAACTCCAAATTATACAAAGATTTAAATGGTTCCAAAGAGATAATTACAACAACAAATGATAATGATTTTCCTAAAGACCTATTAAATACAATCATACATGGCTCATGTGAAAATATGGATAAAATACCAGATAATTCACTGCACCTTATGATTACTTCACCTCCCTACAATGTTTCAAAAGAATATGATGCTGATTTATCATTAAATGAATATTTATCATTGCTGAAAAAAGCTTTTTCAGAAACATATCGCGTTCTGGTTAATGGTGGTAGAGCTTGTATTAATGTTGCAAATATTGGAAGAAAACCATATATACCCCTTTCTGATTATATATCTCAAATGATGATTGATATTGGATTCAATATGCGAGGTGAAATCATATGGAATAAGGCAGCCAGTGCAGGCCCTTCAACAGCGTGGGGTAGTTGGCAGAGCGCTACAAACCCGATTTTAAGAGATATTCATGAATACATTTTAGTTTTCTCCAAAGGGGATTATAAGAGAGAACGAAAAAAAGAGGAAATGGATTTAAAGAAAAATACCATTTTAAAAGAGCAGTTTATGGAATGGACTAAATCTATTTGGACCATGAATGCGGAAAGTGCTCGAAGAATAGGTCATCCGGCACCTTTTCCGGAAGAATTGCCATATCGATTGATACAATTATATTCATTCAAAAATGACATCGTTCTCGATCCTTTTATTGGTAGTGGAACTACAGGTGTGGTGGCACTAAAAAATGGCAGGTTTTATGTAGGGTTCGAAACGAATAAAGAATACATTGAACTTGCAGAAAAAAGGCTGGAACCGCATAAAATACAAACTAAAATGTATTGACAAAATGGTAAAAATATATTATATTTAAGTAAATTGATTTTCAATAAAGGAGTTTGTTTATGGAAGAAATTAAATACAATCCTGAGTTTTTAGAAATTGTCAACGATCTAACTCCAATCACTAACCATATAGTTTTTGAAAAAAACGAGTCATCTGTTATAGTTTTAAGACAAAATATGGAAAAAACAGTTAATTATGTCATTAAAGCACCGAAAGAATATTTTGATTTTCCTACAGAATCATTTGCTTTTTATGACTATGGTGAATTTTTTAAATTCTTGAAATGTTTTTCTGCACCTAAGTTGTATACAGATGGAACTATCATTTCTATAAACGATGATACTTCTAATATAGAATATCTTCTGTCTGATAGAAATTCATTATTTAAACGATGTGAAGGGAAGAATTTTAATTTCAAAAATGTTGATATTAAATTTACTTTATCTAAACAAGATTTAGATACTATAACAAAAATGGTTAGTAGTTTTCAATCACAAAGAATTCAAATATATGGTGATCATAATGAATTATATATTAAAATAGGAACAAATGAAAAAACACGTTCTAATTCTTTTTGTAAGAAATTTGATTTTGAGAATGTAAGTAAGTTTGAGGGTGAATACGATTTTATGATTCATTCTCAGATATTTAAAGACTTTTTACCAAAAAGAAAGATATATGAAGTTGAGATAATTAGAAAGGGATTTATGAAGATTCATTTAGTAAATGAGAATAATATAGATCTTAATATTTTTACAACTTACATTACTGGTAAAGGAAGATAATTATGACCGAAAATAATGAAAATAAATTATATGGTTACGATTATGAGTTACCTGAAGATAGAGATGTATTTATTGATACAGAAAGTGGTAAAGTAGTTGAAAAGGAAGAATTAACTCCTTTTCAAATTATTAAATCTATAGCCAAAGAAAATAAGTATGAAATAAATGATCCAGATCCTTCTTGTAAAAAATGCTATGGTCGAGGATATATAGGGAAAGATTCTAATAGTAAGATGCCATTTCCTTGTAAATGTATTTATCCAAAGAGAACTCCACAACAAAAAGAAGAAGATAGAATGGTGGATTCTAAATTGAATGTAAAATTAAGTAGATCTGCAAAAAGACATTATAAGAGAGAAATGCTTAAGTATATTAAGAAAAATAAAAATAAGATTTTAAATGATCTTAAAAATAAAGATACATCTGCTACTACTTCTGCAGATTCTGAAATGGAGATATAAAATGACTATCGATGTTGAAGAATTGAAATCTAAAGTTTTCTATGAAAAATATAGACCCACAGATTTTAAATCGATATTATTACCTCAGAAACTGAGAACAGCAATTACAAAATATATTAATTCTAAAGAGATACCTTGTTTATTATTGCATTCAAATAGTCCTGGAGTTGGAAAGACTTCTTTATCTTTTATAATTTGTAAAGAATTAAATGCTGAATATCTATACATAAACACATCCTTAGATAATGGTATAGATGTTTTAAGATCTATGATACAAAATTTTGCCACATCTGTTTCTCTTGATCCAAATAGTGAAAGTAGGACTCGAATTGTTATAATGGATGAATTTGATGGAGCTTCTAATAATTTACAAGATGCTCTACGGGCATCTATTGAGGAATTTACAGAATCCTGCAGATTTATTTTTACATGTAATAATTTAAATAAGATATCTAAAGCTATTAGATCTAGATGTTCAAAAATCAATTTTGATTTTAAGGAAGAAAAAACTAAGATCGAAATGGAAAAGAAGATCTTCTTTAAATTAGAAGAAGTTTTAAAATTAGAAAATATTCAATATGATAAAGATACACTATTTAAATTGGTTCTAAAATATTATCCTGATATGAGAAGTATGTATAATATACTTCAGGATTTTGCAGATTCAAATAACAACATAATTACTCCAGAAATATTGAATTTTAAACCAATAGGTGATGAATTAATTAATATGATTCTCGCTAAAGAATTTAGAAAATCTAGAGAATATGTAATTAAGTCATCTTTTAATTATTCTGATTTGTATAGATTTTTGTATGACAAACTTATTCCAAGATTAGAAAAAATTCAAATGCTTGCTGTTATTCCTATAATATCAGAGTTTATGTGGAGAGAATCTCAGGGAGTTTTAGATTCAGAAATTAATTTTGCTCATTGTTTAATAAATATCATGCAGAATTTGTAAAGGAGATGTATGTCAAATATTACCTTTGTAATTCCAAGACATAACGATTTTAATTATGAAAGATTTATTCAAGCATCTATTAAGAAATATGATGATTTTAATGAATTGTTGATAGTTAATGATGAAGGAAAATGTGAAAATATATTTGTTAAATATCAAAAGGCAGTAGATGTTATTAAAGAAAAAAATTTACCAGACGATGATATCATAGTTTTTGTACATGAAGATGTTGGGATAGTAGATGAATATTTTAAAGAAAAACTTGAACTTCTTTTTTCAAAAAGAACAGATGTGGGTTTAGTTGGTATAGTAGGAACAACTGAATTGACTGAAAGTGGTGCTTGGTGGACAAATACTCCAGATAAATTAAAAGGTCATTTAGTTCAAGGAAACGATAAAGATACTGTTGGAAAGGGATTTTATCTCAAAAAAGGTTCTGTTGGATTTTATGATAATATTGTTGCTATTGATGGGTGTATGATGGCAACAACTGCTAAAATTGTGAAAGAAATAATTAATTTTGATTTACAAACATTTTCTGAGTCTAATGATTTTTATGATTTAGATCTTTGTATTCAGATTTTAGAATCTGGATATAAAGTGGCGGTTGCTGATATTCTCATATATCATCAATCTACGGGAAAAGGTTCTCTTGGAAAATCTTGGCAAGATGCTAAAGATAAATTTATAAATAAATATAAGAGTAAGGGATATAAATTCCCAATGACAATTTATGATTTTTATAAACAAGATAAAAATGATTCAGATATAGTGGAGATAGAAATATGAGAATAAATTCAATAGATAGTGTTCATCCTTTATTAAAAGAGATCATTTTAAAATTTAACGAGAGATTGGAAAAAGAAGGTATTAAAGCATATCCTTTTGAAACCTTTAGACCTTTTTTAGAACAAGAAAAACTTTATAGAATTGGTAGAGAATATAAGAATGGTGAATGGATAGTAATTGATAAAAAGAAAATAGTTACAAAGGCTAGACCTGGATTTTCTTATCACACCTATGGTCTTGCTGTAGATTATGTTTTTGATGGAGATGATAAAAAACAAGGAATTCAATGGTCATGGGATAACAAACATCCTTGGAAAATATTAGGTAAGATTGGTAAAGAATGTGGATTAGAATGGGGTGGAGATTTTAAAACCTTTTGTGAATATCCTCATTTCCAATTGACTTATGGTATTCCAGTTCAACAACTATATAATATTTTTCTTAAAGATGGTATGAGTAAAGTTTGGGAAATAATATATAAACAAGCAGAATATATCGTATAATAAAACCAGTTACTGTTCCCAAATTTAAACCTGGTATATTTAAAATAGGATAAATATGGATAATATTTTTGAGATTTTAAAGAATCTAACATACGAAAAAAAAGAATTAGATTTTGATGATGAGGATATAAAATCAGATTATTCTCAAATATTGGTTAATAGATGGATCTCAATGTGTGAAGCATATTTACCAATAGTAAATAGAATTAACAAATGTAGAAATATTCCCGATGAGATTCATTATAAATACTATCTAAATGTTCTTCCTCAAAGGAAACAATATTTTGAGTATTTAAAAAAAGAAAGTAAACAAGATATTCAAGTTAAAAGAATGATTGCAAGATATTTTGATTGTAATATAAAAGAAGCTGAAGATTATTTGAGAAAATTAAGTGACAAAGAAATACAAAAGATAATAGATACTTTTAAATATGGTCACAATGGTAATAAAACAATTCAAATTTAATATGGACGGTCTTATGAATTGGATAGTTAAAATGAGGAATTCAAAAATGAAATTACTAGTTATCGCCAGAAAAAGAAAGATTGATAATAGATTCGTTTTTAAATGTTTTATTTGATAATATAACTAAAATTTTTAAAAAGATCTAATATGAGCAAATCTAAGAAAATAAAAAAAGTTGGTGAAATCTGGATGACAGAGAAAACTCTGGAACGTTATGTTCCAGAGGATTGTGTTGTAAATAAAAACTCGAAAGAAATCAATTTAAAAAATGATTTCCCGATTATTCTTAGATTTAAAAGTGGAATTAAATATGAAGTGTTTGCTGAGAATAGAAATAAATATGAAATATTTCTTAGAAAATTAAAATTCAAAAATTTTTATTATGATTGTGGAGTTTAAATGAAAGTTAAAGGGGGGGATGATAATGAAAATAATAAAGAAAATTAAATGTTTACATTGTAACTCTGAAATAGAAGGTGAAAATGTCAAATGTGTTTGTGGAAAAGTAGTGATAGTGGAGAATTCTGTACCTTCCAATTTAATCAAAGAGGTAGACTATAAAGACTTGACACCTAAATTGTTGGTTGAATAAAAATACTATATAGTTTTGAAGTTTAATAAAGGATATTGATATGAAAAATGTTTTACTAATTTCAGGAAAACTACAGTCAGGAAAAAATACATTTGCAGATATTATTAAAAATATTCTTACAGAAAGACAAATATCAGTAAGAACAGATTTGTTTGCAGGATCTCTCAAAGAATGGTGTAGTGAAGACTTCAAATCCGTTGCTGATTATCTGAATAATTTTACTGAGTCAATTAAATCTGCAGTAAAAATTTTTGAGAATGTAGATAGATATCCTGAAAGAGAAGCATTTGTTCGTAAAATAGATAGTATGTTAAATGAGTTACAAATTCAAAATGAAAATTGGTATGAAAATAAAACTAAATTGACTAGGTTAATTCTTCAAATATATGGTACAGAGATTTTTAGACAAAGAGTTGATAATGATTGGTGGGCAAAACAACTTAAAAAAAGGGTTCTTGAATCAAGTTCTCTATTTACATTAATAACTGATGTTAGATTTCCTAATGAGATTGAAGTGTTTTCTGATATGCCTGAAGATTATAAAATTATTACTATCAGAGTTGAAAGAAAATTAAATACTGAAAGTGATATAGCACAACATGAATCAGAAACTGCTTTAGATAATTATGATTGTTGGAATTATATAGTCGATAATAATGGAAGTTTAGAAGATTTAAGATACTCAGCAAAAGTAGTTTTAGATGATATCCTTGAAAATAAAGAAATAACAAAAGAATATTCAAATGATTAGAATTATTACTGGATATTCAAACGCTGGAGGATCTACTGTAGCGTTAATTAATCTGACTAATGCATTAAATAGTGCAGGTTATGAAACTATAATGTATGGTCCTCATCCTTGGTATCTTGACAAATGTAAATCTGAATTGATAGAAGGAAATAAATTTAGATTTAATAAAAACGATACACTACTTTTTCATTTTAAACAGTTAAAGTCGAGACCCCCTGCTAAAAAAGTAATATTGGTATGTCATGAAAAATGGTGGTTTAAAGTAGGAGAAATTCCTCAATATTGGGATACTTGTGTCTTTCTTCATGATAATCATAGAAAATATCACGAAAAATATAAAGGTAAATATGTTATTATTCCTAATCTTAAAGAAAAATTAATCAAAAGAAATAAATCTCATTTAGATAAAATTGCTGGAATAATTGGTACAATAGAAGATAGAAAGAAAACAGATATTTCTATTAAAAGAGCATTAGATGATGGTTGTGAGAAAATTTTAATATTTGGTAACATAGGAGATCCAAACTATTTTAATCTTAAAATATATCCATATTTATCTGATAAAATAGTGATGTGTGGTTTTGAAAATAATAAACAAAAGATGTATGATCAAATTGGCAGAGTATATCATTCTTCTATTGGTGAAGTTGCTTCATTGGTTAAAGATGAATGTTATAGTACCGGAACTAAATTTTTTGGGAATGAAGAAACTGAAAATGAAATTAGTACTTTGTCAAATAATGAAATTATAAATTGTTGGTGTAATATTTTAGATATTAAACAAGAATTGACAACGTTTATAGTTTGTCACGATCAAGATATTATTTTAAAATGTGAATATGAAGGTAAATTCAAACATATTAATTATAAATGGATATTTGTAGGAAATAAAGACTCATCAAAAATATCAAACTTAAATAATGTGTATATAGCACGTAATTTACCTTTTAATATTGAAGATAAGAAAAATTTATGTAGTTTTACTGCATGGTATGCTATTACTAAGAATAAGTTGTGTAATACAAATTATGTTGCAATTTTGGAATATGATTGTGATATTTCTTCAGATTTTCAAGATAAGGTTATAGGACATTTAAGAAATATGAACAATAAAGGAAGTCTTGGATTTTTAAATAGTTTAATAGATCATCCTATTTATTTTAATGCCACTCCATATTTTCCTTCAAATGTAGAAAAAATTTATAATATTAATGTAAGAAAAATAATTGACAATTATAAATATCAAAATAGATATTGGAATTCAGGGTCTAATAATGCTATGTCTCTTGATTATTTGAATGGTTTTGTTGATTGGGCAATGCCCATATTAACTATGAATGCTGATGATCCGTTGATTGCACATGTTCATGAAAGGTTGGTTAGGTTGTATGATATAATAAATAATGCTGAGAGTCAAGTAGATCAATCTATTTTAAAACATCATCAAGATATGTCTCATGGGATTAAAAGTTTATGGAAACCTTAAAAATTCATGCATATTTTATTTGTTTTAATGAGAGATTAATTCTTCCTCATTTGTTAAAACATTATGGAAATTTTTGTGAAAGAATAACTATAATTGATAATTATTCAAATGATGGTAGTAGGGAATTGATTAGATCTTTTAAAAATGTAAATTTATATTCATATGACAGTGGAAATGAATTTAGGGATGATTATTTTATTAATATAAAAAATAATTGTTGGAAATCAAGTATAGGATTTTGTGATTATGTAATTGTTGGGGATTGTGATGAGTTTATATACCATTATGATATTGAAAAATTTTTTAAAAGATCTAAAGAACTTGAAGTTTCGATTATAAAACCTGTAGGATATCATATGGTAGCAGATTTAAATTTTAATTTATCTAATTGTGAAAATATATTTGAGATTGATAAAGGGGTGAGAGAAGATTTGTTAGATAAATGTTTAATATTTAATCCAAACAAAATTAAAGAAATAAACTATTCTTTTGGATGTCATAAATGTAATCCTATAGGTGAAGTGAAAATGGGACAATCTAAAGATTTATTTTTAAAACATTATAAATTTGTTGGGTTAGATGCATATGTTAATAAAACAATAGAATATGGTAAAAGAATGAGTCAATATAATAAAGATAGAAAATTAAGTATACATAATTTGCGAACTAAACAAGAATTAATTGACGATTATATTTTTCATTTAGAAAAAAGAGAAAATTTAAAATGAATAAAATAATAAGTTTTAGTTTATGGGGAAATCTACCTATCTATTGTAAGGGTGCTATAGAAAATGCGAAACTACAAAAACAATTATATCCTGATTGGAAATGTAGATTTTATTTTGATAGTTCAGTTCCTATAGATACTATTAACCAATTAAATGATTTGGATGTTGAATTGGTTTACATGTTTGATAATTTTGTTGGGTTTAAGAAATTATTTTGGAGATTTTATGTAGCATCAGATCTTTCTGTAGATAGGTTTATTATACGAGATTGTGATTCGAGATTAAATCTTAGAGAAAGAATTGCTGTAGAAGAATGGGAAAAATCTGATAAGGGATTTCATATAATGAGAGATAATAGATTTCATGGTTGTAAAATTATGGGAGGTATGTGGGGAGGAAATGGTAAAATTATTTTTAATATAAAACAAATGATTGAAAAATATATTGAAAATATAAAATCAACTAGTAATCGTAATTTTTATCAAATAGATCAAATGTTTTTATCAGATGTGATTTGGGAACTTTTTGTAAAGAATAATCATATAGCACATGATGATATGAAAAGAATAACTGGTAATGAAAATTATTTTAAAGTAAAGTTATTAAATGATGGATTCGTTGGACAAGTATATGATGAAAATAATAATCCACTTTCAGATAACAGGATTAATCCGTTAATATGAATGACGTGGTTATATATCAACACTTAGGTTTAGGTGATCATATAATATGTAATGCTTTAGTTAGACATTATGCAAATGTATATGAAAAGATATTTTTAATATGTAAAAAACATAATTATGAATCTGTCAAATTTATGTATAGAGATAAATTAAATATAGAAATAGTTTTTGATATGTTAAATAAAAATACTATTCATATTGGTTTCACTAATGAATATTGG